TTGATTGAACTCCTCCGCCGGTTAGGTACCTTACTGTTAGGGTAGTGTTAGAGGGTGCGATTCCGTATGTATTTGTAAATATAAAGTTCGTAGGTGAGAATGCAGTAGTTAATTTATCTTTTTCAAAAGGTAGTCCTAAACCTACATTATTTGGGTTTGGTGTTATTTCTTCGTCAGTATCTCCGGTAGTGCCTGCTCCAAATTGCAGTTGTAAGGTAGTTTCGTTTAAGAATCTACTTGCAAATCGTCTTTGTACTTGTTTAGTCTGTAATAGGTACGGCACATTTGAGTTTGTTGAGAAAGAAGGATTGTTCGTATTTGTATTTCTAACACTATCGTAGATAACGTCTTGCCCTAGGTAATCTACTTCGTACCATGTATTACCGTCTGAATCTGTAATATCTAAAATGCCGATTATATTCTCAGCAGTCAGGTTTACGGTTGTGAATTGAGTGGGTTGATCGAAGGTAAAGGTTTCTGTATTGACGGTTGCAGAGATTGCTTTGACTGATTTTTTTAATAGGTAGGTCTGCGGGGTATTTCCTGATAGTTCATATATGCTGATTTCTGTAGGATCTAAGCTTGCAGAGGTAGAGAAATCTATTATGTCTTGAGTTAAGAAAGCTATATTAGGATTACTGGTTGAGGTTATTATTGCGTTAGGTTCTACTTTTAAAGCGTAATTAAAATCAGGATTTCCTGAGGTAGCTGGTAAGGTTTGATAGATGTCTAGATTTACTGTTGCTGCTGTAGTTACTTTAGGTTTATAACCTAGCAGGTATGCAAGTTCATATAGGTTATTTGTCTGCCGGGCGTATTGTACAAAGGTCTCTTGTATTTGATTATCGAGGTAAAAAGATAAGACATCTCCTACATAAGAGGACATCTCTATAAACATTGAACCAGGGGAAGCAGGTGAGAAATCGTTGTAAGTATTAGGGAAATAGGTTCTTGTAAACTCCTGCAATTGAGTTTTAAAAGATTGAAAATCTCTGTTGATATATTTTATATCTCTTTTTTCTGACATGTTAGATGGTTATATTTATAGTATCTTGTATTCCGAAAGAGCGTACACTGTATGTAATCTCGACTTTTAGTATATTCATATCTTCATTACCGTACACCTCCAGACTCTCTAAAACTACGATTGGAAAATACCTTTTTAAATCTGCTTCCAGTCTTTGCTTTACAGCTTGGTAGTTATTCTCTTCTAGCTGTTCAAAAATAGTGTTTTTAAGATTTGCTCCAAAAGTAGGATTCATATACCTTTCTCCGAGATCGGTCATGAAATAATTTATAAGGTTTGATTTTAACTGGTCAGCAGTTGTGTAGGTTAAATTGAAAACCCCAGTTCCAGAGAATGGCAAACTCACCCCGACGGCCTGTCTGGGCTTGGTGTCAATAGGGAATTTATTTGCTATTCTGTATGCCATCTATTTTATTTCTTTATAAAGCCCATCACCTGATCAAGAGAAACTTCCCCTGGAGGTAATGAAGATCCTTCCCCGGCTGTATTAGCTGAAGCCGGTGGCTGGTATCCTGGTGTTGCTCCGAATGCCTGGGCATTAGCTGAAGTCATGTTAAGGTTGCCGTTTCTTGACTGGGCCATTCCGTCCAGTAGAGAGGAGTATTTTTCTCTTACAGAAGGTCCTGTTTGGGTTGGAGCTGCTGCCGGTCTTGGTGCCGGTTGAACATTCTCATTTACAACTTGTTTAGGTGCACGAACTGCCTCCAAAAGAATATCTTTAATTTCCTCCTGGATTGCTTCTTTAACAGCTTCTTTGATCATTTTCTTTAAAGCGTCTGTTTTCATTATTTATAAATATTTTGTTAAAATGGTTTTAGGTTCTGGGAGTCTATTATAAATTTTACCTGGTCTAATAGTACCTGATCTAGGGTAGTAAAGGATAACGGTGTTTCTACTAGTATTATACCTTGACTATTCTTTGCGACTGCTCTTCTCCTGGTTACAGTATTGGAAAAGGGTACCTCTTCAATATTCAATGTAAATCCTTTATAGCTAGGAGCTTGCTGGGAGGGTCGATTTAATCTTTCTAGATCTTGTATAGATTTAGGTAAAGGTTCTACTGTTTGACCGCATTTAGTGAGTAATAGGTCTAGTATCTTCAAGGGTGTTAGTAGTCTCTGCAGTGCTTGAGCAGACATCGACAGAAACATTAATCCATTATCTACTGTGGCTTTTACTCTAGCTAGTTTAGGTTGTCCTAAAGCAGTGAATAATAATAAATCTATAATGTCTTTAGAGCTATTTAACAAACTTACTACCGGTCCAGGGACTCCGGGAGGGGAGGGTACTAAACTTGCTGCTGTATTTGCGGCAGCTCTAATATCTTTTATCAATGTTATAGAGTCTATCTGACCGGTTATATAAGTGCTCAACCTATCAATAGCTTGAGTTGTTAACATGTAAGAAGTGCCTAAGCGGTCTAGTTGTTCGTTAATCTCGTTTCTAGTTTCTAAGGCTTCTGTTAATGTATCTAAACTAGGACATACCTGCTCTTCAATAAAGTTATCAACAGCTTGCTGCCCTTGGGACTGTAAAGCTTCTAGATCTTCAGAATTGGGAAGTCCTAGAGTTTTTAAAACCTGGTCTATAACTCCGATGTTGACTGCTACAAAATTAATCGCTTTCTTTAAGGTTAACTGATTTAACCTATCTTGACCGGAAGGCTGCTGATCTTTAGGTAGTTCTGTACCTGTATCAACAGTTACAACTTCTACTGATTTATTCTGGGCTTGCTCTTTTTGTTTTTGACGTCTACGTCTCTCTTGAGTTTGTTGCGGGGTTTCTTGTGCCATAATTAAACTATAAACGTATCGTCAGACTTAATTGTTGAAGTATCTAATTTTTGTACTCGTGCTATATTTTCTACTGCAAATTTCTGTAAAGATGCAATAGGGACTGTTCCGGTAGCAGTTGCACAGGCTTCTACTAATTTTTTTAATGTAACTAGTATTTCATCCAATAGAGCTTGAGTTTGATCTCCTTTTAGAGCTGGTTGTAGATCATCTGGATTTCCAGAGCCTAAGTTAACTCTACTAGCATATACTGTAAATATACCCGGGGTGTCAAAATTGATCGTACCCCCGGATAGATGTATCCTTGATGCAGATCCTACTAAAGAATCCCTGCCAAATAGTGCAACTCGATTTGAATTTAAAATTACTTGAGGTTGGGTAAATTGGTTAGGGTCTACAGGTGTATCTTCTCCGTTATAGCTAGCATTGAGGTAAGAGGGGGTTTCTATGTTGATTTTCTGAGTAGAGGTTAGGTATATGGAGCTGTTATCTAGGTTAATATTTTCTGATAAAGGCTCCCAAGGGCTATTACTGGTCGGATATTGTCCGTTTTGAATTGTTAATATAGGATCTCCGTTAGAACCTATACCGGCGGTCGACCATGTATTTGGTAATGAATCCCTTACGCAGGTGCTTCCTAATCTAATATGGTTTCCAAAAGAGCCTTCTAGTATGTTGTCTCCTGGGTAGTATGTTATATTTCGTATGTTGGATTGCTCTTTAAATCCATTATCATACTCCAATACTGTCGGTGTTCCTAATAACCTATTTGGTGAACCTAGAGAAACTTCTGTATAGTCTTTTTGTTGGGTTGTAGGAGTGCTAGTTTTAGTTAGGGTTTCGTCTGGAAGGGTGTTTACATGTGGAGAGTTCCAAATATTTACCGGAGGCATATAGTAGTAGACTACACCGCTCTTATCTCCGGTACTTGTAGGATCGGGTAGAGCGATAATTGAGACTATTTCGTTTTTTTGCGGAATAGCTTTGTGATTGCTAGAATAGGGAAGTGCAAAATACCCTTTCTCGGGTTCAATGATACCGGTTGAGTTATTAAAAAATTCAAATAATATACCCCCTAAACTGCTATACTCTCCATATTTTTTATATTCTTCCGGGTATTCATCCGGGGTAATTATAACTCCTAAGACTCTTGCAGGGAGTAATGTAATAGTATTACTATTATCTCCTATACTACTTTTAGGTGTTTTACCTACTCCAAACGGCATTATTCTTTATCTCCTTCCGGAAGTTGTTTAGGTGGTTCTTGACTGTTTTGAATATTATCAATTTCTCTTAAAAGCTGCTCCCTTTCTTCATCAGAAATACCGAAGCCTTCAGCTCCTGAATTCTGGTTCTGAAATACTCTTTGGAGGATGGTTGCTACTTTGATCAGCTGTTCGTCATTCTTAACCCCTATCTCCATGTATTCCTTAATCAAAGGAACGATT